GTTGAGTTCTCTTTGTTATTTTGAGATGACACCTGTGCGTTTTTGATATAGTGTCTTACCTATATCTTACATACTACATATATAATGCTTGGTTATTATAAGTACTCATGTGCGTCCTTCAGAAACCCCGCTAAGCTAGCTTGGAACCAGAGTTAAGAGTTCTTAGTAATGGTCTTGTGATAATTGTATGATAGCATAGTGTATGACTTTTAGTAAGTCATTCTTATTGTGACCATCTTTCTTACCATATCTTTGAGCATACTTTAATATGTTGCCCATACAGAAACCTGTACCATGACCTTGGTCAATGATAGTCTCGGTTGCCTGTCTAGTCACATCTTTGGCATAGTGTGAACTATAAGTCTTATCGATATAATCTTTTATATCTTGTATTATTTGATCTTCATTAAATTTATATTCTGGCATTGTTTCCTTTCGGTTTGTTTGTTTTGTTTTTCCTATATAATAATCTGTGTCTATTGCTTTATTAATTTTATTAAATTCTTCTTTTATAGAATCTACTCCCTTTTGACCAAGACCATTAATTCTTAATAAATCTGATTCTGATTTAGACATTAAATCTTTAATCGTATATATATTTTCATTATGAATTTTATGAAATACTCTCACAGGAAAATATATGTGTTGTAGAGAAGCATTTTCGCTTTCAAATACTTTTAATTCTTTCTCGCTGTAAGACCAATCATTACCATAACTACACATTAAACTATGGTTATAGTCTGGATGATTATATTCTGGCATTCATTTGTCCTTTCATAACCTTTTGTTGTTTAGTGTATTTCATGTTGACATTTTTGATAATTCTATCTCTAATGCCATCAGGACTCATGCCTAACATTTTGCAGTATTCAACGAATTGTGGATCTTTATCAACAATCCAATCGATAGCATCTTGTTTTACTTTCAAGAATTTTTTATTGATTCCGTCATAACCGGCATCTTCAACAGCTTGCATAATAACTGCTGTGATTAGTTTTTCGCCTTCGTAGTTCATGTCTTTCATATTCATAGTGTAGTCTCCTTATTAATTGTTGATTGAGTATAGTATACAGATTTTTGAGCATATTGCAAGGTGCAGAATGTCGCATCTAATATTCTAGTCTCCTTGTATTTGTGAAAAGTACGCCCAGTAATTGTCGCCATTTTCAGATTGATATCCGATTGATCCTGAATAGTCGAGGTCAGTATCATATTCTGAAATATGAGTACCGAGTTCTCCTGCAGGGTCCTCTAGTCTAGTTGCAATTGATATGTCAGTAATTTTGCCATATCTCATGTTCGATCCGCAAGGTCTTGGACTTACGGCCACTTCGTCACCTATTTTAATTAACATTATTATTCTCCTTATCTTTTATTCTTGCATATAACTCAACTGCCATATTCAACTGACTAGCAAGTTCAGGCCATTTTGAAACGAGACTGTAAATAAATAAGTCTCTTTGGTCTTGATCCATTCTTGCGATTTGTTCAACAGCTTCGTTGGCAATAACTTCGTTCATAACTTCATTAGTATCCATAATATATTCCTTTCTAATTTAAGTATAAGGGACCTGTCCATTGCATATGGTAGTTACCATCTAGAACATTTCCTCTTGGTTGATTAAGTGCAGGTGCAGCCCAACTTGCGGCTTTTAAAACATCACCTACTTTGAAGTGTTTAAATGCTTTCTTTACAATAAAAGAATGAACCATATTTTTACTAATCAGTTTAATATATTTCGGTCCTTCTTTTACTTGCCAAGCATTGGCATATTCACTTTGCATATTTTGATTATCACAAAATTTATTGTAATCTTCATTAGAAGCACGAATTAAATTTTGAATACCGTCTTGTATATTTTTAGCAGATTGTACTTTAATCATTAGGCAGTCTCCTGTTCTAGAACTTCTTTAAGTTCTGATTCGTCATTGATACCTATAAGGTCCCAAGCGATAGTTTGCTCTCTTGCGACATCACAAGCTTGAGCGATTGTTAATTTTTTACTTTTAACATCATTGATTAGTTCTTCGAGATATTGTTCTGCTGTATCCCACAGCCAGTCTTTTACTTTACTCATTATTGATTTCCTTTCATTTGATTTTCAAGTTGTATTTTTAGTGCAAGAATAAAAAATATTATTCCTACAACTGTAAGTATGAAACATAGAAGAAAATTATCTCCTGATGTCTCTGGAGTAGGGCCGTCAATAGACCCTACTGCTAATATCATAGATATAGATCCTAAGATTGATAGAAACACACTCATTAAGCGGCCACTAACATATTTAAAGGAACTCTGTAAGACATTCCGTTCATGTCTACAATCGCTCTTTTGACAGCGATCTTTTTAATGATCCCTGGTGTAGATTGATTTCTTTCTACAACATTAACTTTGTCACCGACTTTAAAAGTCTTACGAAGCATCTTAGAAAGATTTGCTCTTCTAAAGTTAACGGCATAAACAACTTCGTTAAGTTCTTGGTTGTTCATCATCTGAATTTTACTGATGATTTGATTGATTTTCATAATATAGTCCTTTCGTTCTTTGTTAATATGTCTTTATTATACATGAAAACAAGCATAATGCAAGAACTTTCGGGCAGCAAGAACCCTTATTTTTCAACAAACTAGGGGCGCAGGTTGTCGCACCCTCTAAAACTCTTGATTTTTCTTGTTTTTTCATCATTTTTTTATTATATATTCATTATAACAGAAAAAAGCGGTAATACAAGCACTTTCGGGCAGCAAAAACCCTTATTTTCTGCGATTTTGTAAAATAATTTTATTTTTCTTCAAAAAAGTCTGAAAAATCAGTATATTTTGAAGGTTTTGTAAATTTCTTATAAATAGTTTATAGATAATTACACAAAATTAAAGGAAAATCAAAATGTACGAGTATAAATGCAAAATTGTTAAAGTGGTTGACGGTGATACCGTTGATGTAGACCTTGATTTAGGATTCGGTGTCTGGCTCAGAGATGAAAGAGTAAGAATTATGGGCATTGATACTCCAGAATCAAGAACAAGTGATCCAATAGAGAAAATATTTGGTACTGCTGCAAAAGCAAGACTAGTTTCACTATTAGGAAGTGACGCTATTTTATTATCACAGGTAAAAAAAGATGGAGAAAACATGAAAGGCAAATTTGGTCGTATTCTTGGTGACTTCCATACAATAAGCGGCGAAACTGTTACTCATGTATTAATGGCAGAAGGTCATGCCGTAGCATACACAGGTGGTAATAAGGAAAAGATTCAAGCAGAACATTTAGAGAACAGATATAGATTAGTTAGTGAAGGAAAAGTTCTTGTACCTGAAGGTACAGTAATAACTAAACCACCATTAAAGGTAAAAGAAGTAGTTGCTGAGCCAGTTGTTGAACCAGTTAAAATGACTACAAAGAAAAAAACTAAAAAGATAACTTCTAAGAAAAAATAATGGGTAAAGCAGTTACAAGAGTTGGTTTAGATAAACACATAGGTCATTTAAGTCCTACACCTAACCCTTTTCATCAAACTGCTTATTCGACTGGATCGCCTAATGTTTTTACCAATAGTGCAAAGACAACTAGAATAACTGATACTACAACTTGTGGTGATTCTGCTACAGGTGGGTCGTCAACAGTATTTGTGAATGGTAAAGGTATTCATAGAAAAGGTGATGCAACAGGTGGTCATGGAAGTTTTGTGCCTAATGCATCAAACTCAGGATCAGGCAATGTGTTTTCAGGTTAAGGGTATAAATATACCAAAGGAGAGATTGTTAAATGTCAAGATATGATGCTACACAAACAAACGAAAGTTCTAGAAGTTCTAGAATATTTAAGGACTTAGATTTAGACTTTCAAAAAAATATTGCAACTAGTGATATTCAAAAACTTACGGATGTAGAATCAGTAAAAAGAAGTGTCAGAAATCTTATCAATTTAAATCATTATGAAAAGCCTTTTCATCCTGAAATAGGATCTAATTTGAGAGCAATGTTGTTTGAAAATATCAGTCCACAGATTACTCATGTTATATCAAAACAAATAGATTTATTAATTAAAAACTTTGAACCAAGATGT